ATGAGCCATCAACTCACCTTCGCCGATAGTGAATTCAGCACTAAGCGCCGTCAGACCCGAAAAGAGATTTTCCTCTCCCGCATGGAGCAGATTCTGCCATGGCAGAATATGACCGCTGTCATCGAGCCGTTTTATCCCAAGGCGGGCAATGGCCGACGGCCCTATCCGCTGGAGACCATGCTGCGTATTCACTGCATGCAGCATTGGTACAACCTGAGCGACGGTGCCATGGAAGATGCCCTGTACGAAATCGCCTCCATGCGCCTGTTTGCCCGGTTATCCCTGGATAGCGCCCTGCCGGATCGCACCACCATCATGAATTTCCGCCACCTGCTCGAGCAGCATCAACTGGCCCGTCAATTGTTCAAGACCATCAATCGCTGGCTGGCCGAAGCAGGCGTCATGATGACCCAAGGCACTTTGGTGGATGCCACCATCATTGAGGCACCCAGCTCTACCAAGAACAAAGAGCAGCAACGCGATCCGGAGATGCATCAGACCAAGAAAGGCAATCAGTGGCACTTTGGCATGAAGGCCCACATTGGTGTCGATGCCAAGAGTGGCCTGACCCACAGCCTGGTCACCACCGCGGCCAACGAGCATGACCTCAATCAGCTGGGTAATCTGCTTCATGGAGAGGAGCAATTTGTCTCAGCCGATGCCGGCTACCAAGGAGCGCCACAGCGCGAGGAGCTGGCCGAGGTGGATGTGGACTGGCTGATCGCCGAGCGTCCCGGCAAGGTAAAAACCTTGAAGCAGAATCCGCGCAAGAACAAAACGGCCATCAACATCGAATACATGAAAGCCAGCATCCGTGCCAGGGTGGAGCACCCGTTTCGCATCATCAAGCGGCAGTTCGGCTTCGTGAAAGCCAGATACAAGGGGCTGCTGAAAAACGATAACCAACTGGCGATGTTATTCACCCTGGCCAACCTGTTTCGGGTGGACCAAATGATACGTCAGTGGGAGAGATCTCAGTAAAAACCGGAAATAACGCCAGAAATGGTGGAAAAAATAGCCTAAATAGGCTGATTCGATGTGTTTGCGGGAAAAAAATCGGCCCAGATCCGCGAAATTTTAATCAGCGAGTCAGCTTGGGAAGAAATGACCTGCTTATTCGCACCTTCCCTAACTCATCAATGCCAATATTTTTCTTCCCGCGAAAAACCGCATAAGAAAGCCCCCTTTGCTTACTCGTATTCATGAATTTTTCGAAACCATTAATCGTAGCAGCTAAGGCTTTGCAAGCTTCTTGAGTTGTGCTTATTGAGCGGTGATGTGTTTTACCAAAAGTCTTCCCAAGCACGCCGCCGAGCTCAATACGAGTCATTACATCTGACATGAATCACCCCCAATAAAAAAGCCACCAGAAAGGTGGCCTTTGTCTATTAAAATTAACTCTAGTTTATCGACATCGGAAGTATGTCAACATTCCCACTCTGATCGATAAATATCCGTAAAACTCGTGGAGTATTTTCTTTAATTGAAAATTCACGCTCCTTTTTAGGCGCACCATTACATAGGCCTTTCCCGGCAAATCCTGCCCCTATCAACACATCGCTAAATAGCTGCGCCTAATACCGCTACACTTTTGCCTGACCATGTTTTCCTCCGGGGAATGGGCTGGCGGTTTCCATAAAATGGCGGACCTTTTTCAGTAACTGCCACATTGAGCGGCACTGATGATTACGGGTTATCGTGTCATGAAGTGCCTGCCATAGCCGTTCCACATGATTCACCCACGGCGAGTAAACCGGCTGGTAAATCACCCTGAACTTGGGATTTGCTTTCAACCAGCGCTGTGTTTCGCGGCTTTTATGGATAATGTAGTTATCAACGATCAGCGTGATTGTTTTCGCCCGCCGGTAAGTGGCTTTCAGGTGCTTCAGCAGAGCGATAAACAGCGCTGAACTTTTGCTGTTGCCGCCCACGTAGCTGACTTTACCCGTGCCACTGTGCAGTGCGCCGGCCAGATAGTATTTTTCGTTCTGCCCCGGCGTCACTACCCGTTTCTGCTGTCCGCGCAACTGCCAGTCCGCACCGATTTTAGGATTAAGGTGGATATCCACTTCATCTTCATAAAATACCGGATGCTCTGCGCTGCATTCATCCAGCGCTTTGTGGATTACCGCCATCTTTTCATCTTTATGTGGGTCACGGATACGCAGAGTTGGCGCGGCCCTGCGCCATACAAGCCCCGCAGATGGCAACCAGCGGCGAACGGTTCCTGCATGTAACTGGCAACCGGTTATCTCATTGATTTTTATTGCCAGTAATTCGGTGCTCCAGCGTGAACGTTGATAACCAAAATCGCCGGGAGAATGCTTTATCAGCTCACGTAACAGGGTGCAGATATGTTCAAAAGGCCAGCGTCGGGAGCGCCCTGCGGGTAAGGATTTCAGGCCTTCAATACCTGAGTGCGTAAACCAGTTAATCCAGCGACCAACGGATGAACGGGCACAACAGAGAGTTCTGGCAACATCGCTGACCCGTTCACCCCGATGAAGCATCAGCATGGCCGTGAGTCTGCGGGCATGATTTTTATCGCGCGTTTTATGAATAGCTTTCTGCATCAGGCGTCGTTCGCCACGGGGTATTGGTGCTATGATCGGCATCGCTCAGTCCGGTTGGTGGTTTTGGTTGGTTTGGCGATTGATCAGATCGCACAATCCGGGCTGAGTTCCCTTTCAGTGATCTACTATTCCGCGCAGCTATTTAGGGTTAAGGAAAGCAGTGACTTTTTCACCTGTATCAAGTTCCGCCAAATATTTCCCATTGATATAGGCTGTTATAGCGCATCCACCAGCGACAAAACCTTTATCGCGAATGATAGTTACGGCAGTTGTGTTTGTTTTCTGTTGAAATTCTTTTGGTGCTGACACTTCTTTTGCATATTGCGGGAGAACTGGCTCTGTAGAACAACCAGCCATAATTAACAAAGAAAGTGCCAATAATGTTTTTTTCATATCCCTATCCCCTTTGGTTTTGCAAAAGGTTAGCACAGAGATTTGTAACGGAGAATCTTCATCGTCCTTTCCTGCCAGTAGCCACCATACGGCACGCGCTGGCTCAGATGTCCGTACAGGTGGTGCAGCAGCATATTTCCCTCCAGCAGAATTCCCGCGTGATTCCACTTATCGGCCTGGACCTGCATGATCACCATATCGCCGGGTTTCGGTGGCCCGTCGAATTCCCGGAAACCGCACTCGTACCAGCAATCCTGATAGAAGTTGTCCGGATAGTCGTTTTCCCACCAGGGATAATCCACCCGGTAATCATGGAGCTCGATACCGTGCGTTTGCCGGAAATAGCTCATTACCAGCCCCCAGCAGTCGAAGTGTCCAAGCACAAACGGACGCTCCAGCAGCGGCAGTTCTCCGCGCGGCTGGATAGTGCGTAAATCCCCCTCCGGCCAGCTCACAATATGCCAGGGTAAAAGCGTTGCGTCGCATTGCGCTTTATCCAGTTCGCTCGGTTGCGTTGTGGCGTCAGGGTGACTGTGAACGATGGCGATCACCGTTCCCCAGTCCTCAGCAGCTGCGTAGTCTTCGTGGCAAAGGACAAAATTGTCCTCCGGCGCCGCGGCAAGATTCCGGCACGGGAAATAACGTTCAACGCGGCTTTTCTGCGCCACCACGCCGCAACACTCAAGAGGATATTCAGCTGCAGCATGCGCCATAATCGCATCAATGGTTTTCTGACGCATATCAACTCCTGATCAAAGACGTGCCCGGGAAGCCCCCAAACGAGAGTTCGTTATTTTCGCCGAATCGGAGTTTGCAGGCAGTCAGCGTGCCATTGCATTCATCCAACGACGGATCGCTTACCGGGTTGTTGTTTTTATCGAAATAGCGGGTGCCAGCATAGTCGCAGCCGTCGCCGGTACGATATTTATTCCGGATGCACCAGGTACACAGGGAATGAAGCTGTCGCGTCGGGATCATTTGCCCCTGCAGGTCCATCGGGCTGGACAGAACAAATTCAACGGTTTCACCGGCAAGCTCGCCCGTTTTCCCGTCGATATACCAGACCTGCAGCTTTTCCTGAGTCGGGTCTGCTGTGGGGTTGCCGTCCGCGAAATTTCTGGCATCGAGATATTTCTCTTTTGTGTCGTGAATAGTGACTTTCGCCTGCAGCAGATCGTCATAGGCAAGACACAGGGCAGAAATGGAGCTTTCGATGTTCGCAACCGTCAGTGATGGCGTTGCATTGCTCCCACTGGTTGATTTCTCCAGGCCTTCCAGCTGATACGGCCAGGCGGCGTATTCATTTCCCTGCCACCAGATTGGTTTCGCCGGAAGCTTGGACTCATCCCCACCAGCGGCGATGATTTCCGCTTCCGTGTGGGGAATGCGGTAATTGTGAAAGCGGAGAACGTCCGTTAGCCCAAAGGAAGAACCGTCCACCTCAATCAGACGAACATCGTTTCCGGATTCAAGCTTCTGATAGTCTGCGTTTAAGCTCATGGTTTAAATGCCTGGATGAATGTTGCTTCAAGGTTGAATTTCCCCGCACCCAGCCCGGTGGGTTTATACGTTTCGCAACGATACAAACCCAAGGGCTCTAGCGGCGGCTTCCACTGAAAGGCTTTCGTTCCTTCATGTCTGTCGAGAAAAGACTTAATGGCAGAAATGTAGGTTTCGTTGCCAGTGAAGTTAAGCGTCCACTGCTGAGTTCTGGTGTTCAATCCATCTCCTGAAACCTGCTCATATCCATCGCCAAACTGGGCTTTCCTGACGCGGAAACTTGTATCAGCCTCCGCGTTAATCCGTGGGCACCAGGTGAAAGTTTCAATGGCCATAATTATCGCGTTCCTTTCATTGCGTTCCAGATGTCGCCGCCGGGACGAATGTCACGCATCACATTTTGCTTATAACGTCGATCAACAAATTCCCCGACCTCGGCACCAAATTGCTCAAGGCCTGGCGAGGCCTGTGTTTGAGTGTTGCCGTTGCCATCGATGGTGATATAAACCTGTGGCGCCGAAGATACAGACTGACCTCCGCCACCTCCGACCGCACGAACGCCCAGCGAACCATCAGCGGCGCGCGTAAGCGGCATAATGGCTTCCGGACCAGCCTCGGCAAAAACCCCTGCGCCTTTGGCAAAAGCAAACAGCTGAGGCGTCTGGAAAACGCCATTGCTGTAAGCGCTCAGGGACGGAGAGTCGTAAACATTACCCTTCGCATTAAATGTGAAGTTCGCGCCAGCATTCTGAATAGCGGTACCGCTGCTGGCGGTTGCGGCTGACGAGGCACCAAAACTGAACAGTGATCCAATTGAGCTGACGCCATTAGCAACAGCCATGTTCACCAGAACGTTCTGGATAATCTTCAGTACGCTCACGCCCCAGTCCTTCCAGCTGTCAACGTTGCCATTGAGCATGTCGGTGATCGTGGTAACCGCGCCACCCATGGCCTGCTTCATGCCGTCAGCGGCCATGGAAGAATAGTCAGTAGCTTCGTCCACCCAGTTCGCATAACCCTCAGACAGTCCCGTCATCCAGTCGTCACGCTGCGCATCAGAAGCTGCGTAATATCCCTCCTGGTCGCGCAGGCGCTCTTCGAGGTAGCGCTTATTAAGTGCCAGCCCCTGCTGATAGAACGTCTCATCGATTTCACCAGCCTGACGCTGGCGGAGAAGATCGGTATTCTTCTGCTCAAACTCCTTACGCAGGTTGAACTGCTCCTGAAGTCTTTCACGGAACCTGGTTCCCTGCCCGTAGCCCAGCAGTTGCGCTTCATTGGCTGCGCGGGCGCTGGCGTTACTGTCAGCAAGGTTGGCTTCGTAATTTCGCAGTTGCTCACGCAATTTAACCTGGTCAATCAGCGCAGCATTCTGCAATACCGTCTTTTTCTGGGCTTCTGTCAGAGAAGCAAGCTCCCCCTGGCTGACCTGGTATTTAACCTTCGCCAGTTCAGTATTCTGGCCTTGCAGGGCAATCTGCTCTTTTTGCTGCTTGATAAGGCGCTTATACACATCCTCGGTTTTCTCGCCTTCGGTTTTACCGCCCTTCGCCTTAGGTTTGTTGGCCTCATTATTCCGCCATTCAGCAAGACCGTTATTAATCAACTCCTGACGGCCTGTCTGGAATTGCGGATCACTGGTTAACCCCAGGTCATCGGCTGCATAACTCAGTCGCAGGCGCTCTTTTGCTTCACCCTTCAGGCGTGATAACTCCAGATCCCGGCGGCTCTTTTCGAGGGCATCGGTTTGCTTTTTGTCGAGGTCTGCCTGAGGAAGCCTGAGCGGGACGTTAGCCAGCCCCTGACGCGCCATAAGGAGTTGGTTACCCAGGCCGAGCAATCGATTAAGTTCATCGTGCTGCCCATTCATCAACAGGAGTGATTGATAAGCCCGGTTCTGATTCGCTGCCTCCTCCCGAATTAGCGTCACTCGCCGATGCTCAAGACCTTCAAGAACCTGTTGGATAGACGCAGATTTCTCCTGCATCTGGGCAAGCCTTTCCTGCTCAACAGATAACTGTTCAGTGACTGTAGTCAGTCCACGGGTCACGGTATCCAAAGATGTCAGGTGGTTAATCATGAAACCACCACTGGTCGTTGGACCGGGATTACTGATCACTGACTGATAACCAGCCATCTGCTCTTTCAGATTTTCTATCTTGCTCTTTTGTTCATCTATCAGCCTGTTCTGCTCATTCAATGCTGCGCGCGTTTTCTCAGCATTGTCTGAAGCTTCAGGCAAAGACATTGCCTTCGACTTTTTACTGACTTCATCAATCGTGGTGGCGTATTCCTGCGCCGAACGACGGGCCTGCTCCTGATTTTGATAGACCGCATACCAGGCACCAGCACCCAACATGACCAAACCCGGTATTCCGCCGATGAGACCAAGTGCACCACTCATCAGGCGAGTACCAACTGATGTTACATTGTTGAGATTTCGCTGGGTGGAGACGCGATTTGCCAGATTCCTGTCTCTGGCTGCCTCCGCAGAAGCCAGCCGTCTTTCAGCAATAGCCTGAGCGTCGGCATTTTTTGCAGCCACCAGCCCTGCCTGCGCACGCTCAAGCGCAGTTCTGGCCCTGACTTTTTCTGTGGCGGAGCCACTTGCAAGAGCAGTGGTCAGCCTGGCTTGAGCTGCTGTGACTTTGGCTTCCGCTGCCGCAATTTTTTCTTGCTGAGCGGCCTGAACATCTGCACTTCGCGATCTTTGAACAGCTTGCTGGGCTCGATAAACTTCTGCCCTTGAAGCTGCAACAGCAGACTGAGCCGCTTTATCCTGCGCGACAGCAAGGGCAACCTCTGATTTCGCAGCTGAAATTAGCGCACCTGTTGCGCTACTGGCGCTGGTTACAACTCCGCTGAGGTATCTTGCCAACCCAACACCAACAAGCGCCCCAGCGACTGTTGTAATTGTTGACATATTGTCAGCAACGTCATTCAGAGCGCCGCTCACTGCTGATGAAGTAAAAGAATCAAGCGTCTGGGCAACATTATCCAATCCGCCAGACAACGCATCAGTAGCACCGGTTGCCTGGTTTACACCGCCCACCCAGGCCATGAATGAGTTAGTTACTTTTTGAAGGGATCCGGAAACCGTTTGTGGCATGCTGGCAAATTCGCCCTGCAATGCTCCTAACTGGCTCATTAAAGCTGGGACAACCTTATCGATCGTAAGCTGTCCCTGGTCAGCCATGCTCTTGAGGTCTTTACGGGCTACACCCATTCCCGCAGCCAGAGCGCGGATTACCCGATCACCGGCTTCGTTAACGGCATTAAATTCTTCACCACGAAGAACGCCTTGTGCGAGCGCCTGGCTGAACTGAGTAATAACAGAGCTCGCCTCCTGAGTGTTAGCCCCGGAAAGTTTGAGGCCGGTAGAGACAGCTTCGGTAATTTTCAGAACTTCGTCAGAGCTATAACCGTACTCGCGCATTGAGGCTGCTGCACGGGAAAAAAGGTTTGCGTTATCTGAAAATGCCGTGCCGGTTCTTTGGCTGATTTCCATTAACTGACGCTGTGAAGCGGCAAAATCATCAGCAGAAGATGATGCCTGTTTAAGACGAGCGTTTACGGAGTTCCACTCATCAGCAATCTGCACAATTTTACCCGTTGCAAAAGCTGCCGTAGCTGCGGCAGCAGCCCTTCCAGCAGATGCAAATCCGGCAGTCAAATCAGAGAGCGCCCTTTCGCTCTCTCTGGCAGCAGCAGCGGCCTGCCGACCGCCATTCTGCATGGTGCGGTAATAATCCTGCCCCATTCGTGAGGCGCGGGAAATTTCCGTCTGGAAAGATTGAGAATTGGCGGAAATTTTGATTATTAATTCGCGTAAGGTTGCCATTTATCCAAACTCCAGACGTAAAAAAACCGCCGAAGCGGTTTTATTTTTATTGTTTCCAGACCTTTTGCCTGGCTTCTTCAAGGTATTCTTCATCGGTTTTAACCGGAGGTGATTCGGCCATCAAATCACTGCCACAATGTTTACATTTAATGGCTGCGTTTTTGATTATTTCCGCACAGAACGGACAAGTTTTCATACCCTCATTTTCAATTAAGTCTTTTTCTTCAGCTGCAACATCTTTCTTAATTACCAGCGAGTGTACAAAGGCAATAATAAACAGCAATGCACCATAAACCCACCAAGCAAAGAAAGAGCGGCCTTTGCTTTGAGCTATTAAGGCTGGAACTAAGCCTATTACAATTGAAACAAGTAAAATTTCCATTTTCTATCCCCAGAATTATTAGTGGCTAAAATCCTAATGTTTTCTGGGTAAAAAGTCACTGAGTTGCAGCTGTAAGTGCCGCCTCAAGCCCTGCAAACGGGTCCTTCGGTGCTGTCTGTTCACCATCTCCCCACCGCAGGATCGCATCGTCCAGCGGTACTTTCGCCCCCTGTGAGCCGTAGATAGCAGAGACGATCTGAGCTGCCTGGATATCACCACGAATATCACCGATGGGGCTTTGTCTGTCGAATTCAATCCACATCAGAAGCTCGCTTGCCGTCATGGTCTGCCGAAGCTCTGAGAGCGTGCGCCCCATGCGGAGCGCAAGCGCCATCAGAAACTTTACGCCGGGGGTTGCGACTTTTCCCGCGCTTCGTCCGCGCTGCTGATGAGGTCAAGCGCCTGTTTGAGAATGCGTGAGTGAACGGGCCCGTAAATTTCACGAACCTGGTCTTCTTCATCGATGCTGAATACCGGTTGCTTATCGGTGTCGCACAGGACGTCAATGAAGAGAACCACGTCAGCGCAAAGATTACGGTGGGCCTTTTCAGATACCGACACATTTTCATCGTCAGCACCGACTTTCACTACTTCCTGCCAGCGCAGCCAGGCTTCGCCAGACGGCTCACGAAGAACAACTTTGACGCCTTCCCACTCAGGAACCGCCACCGTCTTATGACGAAAGCCTGACATCTTCGCCATGGCTAATTTTTTCAGATTTTGCGACATCTGTTATGCATGCCGGGCCAACCCGGCATCTCCATTAATTGACGGTAAGGGTACAAGTTGATGATGTAATTGTCTTAACCGGGGCAGAAGAATCAGTGACCACGCAGGTGTAATCTCCCGCATCACCCGAAACAGCGCTGGATTTATTGAATGTGTCAGATGTTTGCCCACTGATGGTGACACCACCTTTCTTCCAGGCATAGCTGTAGGGAAGTTTACCGCCAGCGGCGGCGACCGCCATACTGATCGGCGCCCCTACCGCTACAGATTGTGCGGCGGGCAAATCAGTGGTCAGTTTAAGTGCCGGGTCAATCGGTACCGGCTTCCCTTTCAGACGCAGGGAGAACGTTGCCGCCACTACGCCGTTAGTACCGGAAGACCAGGTGTGCTGACGAACTTCGGCAAGGAACTTAAAGCCATTGCCAGACGGGAAGATGATCTGGAAGCCATAAACCGTGTCGTTGTCATACGCATCACGCAACGCATCCTGCGCAGCATTACGGTAAAAGTTACCTGACAGTGAAATCTCCGAAGGGGCCGGGAGACCATTGACGTTCTCCTGCTCAGTGGAGCATAGCGTGGTGACGTCAATATCCTGTTTTTGCCCGCCGGTGAACTGCGCTTCTTTGAGAGTGCAGCTCAGATCGAGATAGACAGCGGTTTCCATTGCGTCGCTGTTCGTTGGCAGTGACGAAATAAGGATTTTCGTCAGCTGCGATTTTTCATAAAGTGCAGACATAGCTGTCTCCTGGTAAAAGAAAACCCGCCATTAAGCGGGTTCGTTGGGTGAATGATTTATCAAGGTGTAACTTTAAAATCCAGGGTGGCACGGTATAGCCGATAATATGGCTCGTATCCGGGGATTTTTACCACCTCTGTAGGGTTTAACGACTTAAGCGAAGCAAGCGCCAAATCTCTCAGAGATCGTGATTCAGTGATCGTTGTGGCATACACATCGACCTGAACGGAAACCCTGCTCTCTGCCTGGCCACACATCACGTCAGCGGAAACATCATCGACGATGGAAAAAATAATCCAGGGCGGAGAGACTGAAGGCTTTCCGTCACTGCCGAGAGGCGCAACGTAGGGATAAACCTGCCCTCCGGCCAGCGGCGCCAGCAGAGGATAGAGATCGTCTTCCGTCATTTGCTTAATGCCTCGTCAATGGCCTGGTTCATGCGCCTGATTGCGACCTCCGTCGCCTGCTCCTGGCGTACATCGAACGCGGGACGAATGAACGGGTGCGGCGGCATGTTAACGGTACCTATTTCGACGAATCGCCAGTAAAAGGCGTTTCTCGGGTTATTCGCCTTCATCGTGTTATCGCTGTTTCCGGTGCGCGGGTTAACACCACGAATGTGGACACCAGAAGAAATTTCCCCGCGGCGTCGGCTTTTTTGGGTCACCACCACCACGTTTTTTTTCAGTTTCCCGGTACGCACCGGCGCGCGGGCGATCACTTCTTCCTTAAGCACTTCGGCGCCAGCGCGCGTGGCGTCACGCAGAACCTTGTTGTTTTCAGCGCGGCTAAGTAACTCCAGATCCTTTGCGATGTCATTTAACCCGGAAAAATCGAGGCTCGTCTCAATCATTTTTCAGCTCCCGTTTTGCACAGAATTTCCAGGCGAGTGCCAGTCGCATTTGCTACAGGAGGACCGATGATATTTAGCACCTGACCTTTATACGGGCCGCTGAGCACTTCCAGACGAGAAGAGGCGTTCAGCTCTGACCTGAAGCGCATCCAGACGCGAATGGTTGCCTGCGCCGTTTCCGCGCCGCCTGAAAGCTGCTCTCTGCCGCTGATCCCCTTTACCTCAGCCGGGACCGGGTTGCCACCAGTCCACGATTCAACCGGCTGACCAGATGGATCGCGCGAAGTCGTGAAGGTGAGAATTTTTACCCGGTGCCTGAATCGTCCAGGTTCCATCAGGAGCCCTCCTCAGGTTCAGATTTACCGCGCCAGTTGCGATGGATGAACATCATCCGTTCTGCGGCGGCGTTCTCATAAAGCTGTACTTCACTCTGCGCGGTCCTGTGCTCGAACATGTCCGCAAACACCAGCAGTATGGCGCCCTTAACGGCTGCAGGAATATCAGCTGCAACTTTCCACGCTGGTTCATCGCACCAGCGTATGCAGTAGTCAAAAGCTGCCTGAGCGTACAGAGTGATCAGCTCGTCCCTGTCGTCTTCTTCAAATTCAATCTGCTGTTTAAACAGACGGAGGCCAATTACATCCAGAACATCTATCGCCATACGTTAAAAGGGCGGGTCACCCCGCCCCCTCCATCATGAGCCAGAAGAGAAACTGCCCTTGATGATTGCCGTCGGGCGATAGTGCGCCAGCGCCAGGCGCTCTTCACAGAGGATGGTCAGCATGTTTTTCACGAAGTTATCGCGGTCTTCACGGCTGACTTCCACGGTGGCATCCATGCGATCCCACACCTGTGAGGCCATATCAAATCCGCCCACCGTAAAGGTGCCTGCGGCCTGCGCCTTAGTCGGAACCACTGGCAGGCCCCACATGATGTTGCTGGTAAACGCCTGAGGACCACCGAAGATATAGCGGCCTTCGTTGTCTTTCAGCAGCGCGATGTTGTGCCAGTCGCGCGGGTTCAGGACGATACCGGAAGCGCTAAACTCAGACTCTGTCACCTGGTAAATAGCGTGAGCGATAATGTCAGCGCGGGTGTCGCCGGTGGCATTCAGCGAGGTGTCGTAGGCGGTTGCCACTTTGTTCAGACCTTCCAGGTTATCCCCGGTACCGTCGCCGTTCAGCAGCTGGCCTTCTTCCTTCAGCGCCAGACCGTACATGAGGCGGTTGTTGACGTATGACTGCAGCATTGGCGCATCATCCATAACCTGACGTGACGCCTGCACCCAGTGGGCGATGGTCTTCACGTTCGCGGTCTGTTTGCTGAAGGTAATATCCGATTCAGGTTTCAGCGCTTTCTCGGCCACCACATCGGCGTTATTGGTAAACACCTCTTCACGGACGTATTCCAGGGAGTTACTGGAAATGCGGCCCTGCGCCAGCAGATCACGAATGGTCAGACGGCGCAGGCCCGGCATGATGATGCCTGGAACCTGCATAGGCTGGATCAGGCTGCCTGCAGAATCAGAATCACTACCCAGCGACTTGTTAAAGGTTTTCGCGTCGAAGCTGCCTTTGCTGCCGTTCCAAGACTTCTGCAGCTCTTCCGCTGCGCGTTCGGAGAAGGATTTCTTCTCACCCGGATTTTCGGCACCGGAGGCCAGTTTCTGCTCGAGATCGAAGAGGCGGGTACCGGATTTGGTCAGCTCTTCCTGTACTTTCGCAAGGTCGGACTGCAGTTGTTTAGAAACCTGACCGGTGCTTTCGATTTCTGCTTTCTGCGCATCGAAAAGCTGGGACATTTTCTGCTGGGATTCTTCGATAGCTTTTTGAATGAGAGCGAGTTCAGACATAATTAATTACCTAAATTAGAAGGGAAAGATTTGATGCTCTGAAGCAGAGCGTTGATTTGTGCTTCGTTTCCGTCGCCCTCGGACTCGCTCCGAATCGCTGACTTAAACCGGGCTATTAACCCAACTGCCTGTGATTTGGTGAGGCCGACTGAATCCCTCAGCCAGTTCTCCACATCACGGATTGTTTCAATGCCATCCACGCTTTTCATGGCTGCAATGCCAGCCTGTTCGTTAGCCGGGAAGGTGCAGACGCTGATTTCGCGCAGGGCCTGGATATTCTTAAAAATGCGACCGGTAGGGATGATGGTGTAATCGTCTTTGGTAACCGAAAAGCCAACCGACATGCCCTCAACCGTACCGTGCTGCATTGCAGCTTTCAGGTCGGTGGCACCGCTGTGCCCTGGCGTAAGTTGACCGCGCACATACAAGCCTTTTTCGTCTTCAGCCAGGCTGTCCCATTTACCAACCGGCAGCTCCCACGTCTTGTGGTTGAAAAACATCGCCACTTTGCGGGTCTGGTTCGCCAGTGCGTTTTTAAATGCCCCGGGAAGAATGATGTCGCCATCAGAATCGGTGTTATTAAACACAGAGGCGTAGCCTTCAAAAATCCCCTGTTTCCCGTCACCGGTGAATTTGATTTCTGTCTCGTCAAACGACAGCGTTTTTACGATCTCAGGCATTACGGCCCCCATAAAAATTAAGCCCCGTCATTACGGGGCTCTTTGTTGGTTCCTAAATCGGTGATCGGCACATATTGCGACTGGCGCATTGCCACATCGCCACCCGGCAATGGCGGGAGGTTGTCCGTTCGGCGCATCTCATTGATGGTGCGTAATCCTGCCTCTCCCATTGCCTTCATAAAGGCTGCGCGGGATGCCGAATCGCCCCTCAGCAGGCCGTCGAGATTGTGCTCAGCATGAATGCGGCCAACATCCTTAGCAGGAATAAGCCACCGCTGAATGCTGTTTTCCCACCGGGAGATATAAGGCTGCAGTGTGTACTGCAGGAAGCCGAGATTCTGCTGCTCGATGCCCGATCCCCAGCTCGTTGATTTCTCGACGTCGCCGACAAGGTGAGGCGGTACGCCAAAGAATCTCGCCAGTTCACTTACCTGAAATTTCCGGGACGCCATCATTTCGGCGTCCTGTGGCGTTACGCCAATTGGTGAAGTGGTAAACCCCGCTTCCAGAATCCAGAGGCGTTTTTTTACCGGGCCGCCGGCGATCTCTTTAAAGTTTTCTTCAATCTGGTTTCTCTGCGGCTCTGTGAGAACTTTGTCACCGGTCATGAGCAGTTGAGGCGATTTGGCGCCATTGGCAAAGAAATCTCGCTGCTGGTCCTCCATCGCAACGGCCACACCTGCCGATTTACAGGCAAAGGCGATGGGCGACAGCCCTACCAACCCGGTGAATCCGAAGCCTTTAAGGTGAAAAATATCTTTCTGCGAAAAGTCGGCGTATTCGCTGTCGCGTTGATAGCGATATACCACTTTTTTTCCGACGAGTTTCACATCCATGTTGGCAGACTGAAGCGGGAGAAGGCTGATCACGTCACCCGCGCTGTTTCGGTCCACCAGTGCATATGCGTTACCATAAAAACAGAGCTGCATCGTCATGGCCTCCCTGAATTCCTGGGCGGTCATGTACTGATTCGGCGAGTAGCGCAGCAGTCGCGCCAGCGGATTGCTCAAATCCACTTTTTTACGGTTGTCGTTCTGGTCAGTTTCAAAAACGTCAAGCGGGAGGCATGCCGTGAGCGTTGAAATCAGGCTCACGCAGCGCCACACCGTCGAAATTTGCAGTATCCGTTCATCGTTAATGGATGAATCGCCCAGGTGTCCGTGGGCCGAAACGGGCCCCGTTTGTGAGCCCTGATTTGGGGTGACTAAACGCCCGCCGACAAACCAGGACTGCAGCCTTGCCCACCAGCCGTTATTGGTGCGCAGGTCAATCGTGTATTTAGGTTCTTCCATCACATGCTCAGCGGTCGGAAAATGAAGTCATCGAAGTCACCACCCTGTTCGGTAACTTCCCCATTTGCAGCACCAACGGACATTGTCATTGCGACCATGCCATCAATACGGCCCGTTGCTTTGGATTTATCCAGCTTTCGGTTGCCGGCAGCATCTTTTACTATCACCGCGTTCCAGGCACACATGGTTAACACCGGGTGCATGCCATGCCTCACCCGCCCGTTAAGCATCAGTGACTCAAGGGTGTCTACAGCTGGGCCCATATCCTTAAAGCCCTGGCCGAACTCGACCAGCGGAAGGCTCAGGCCGATGTCGTCAGCCTCTTTCCTGAACTGGTCAATGCGCCATCGGTCGAAGGCCATCGAAGTGAGGTCGAAATCACCGATGATTTCGGCGATGTCGGCGACCACGAATGAGTAATCGACGGACGCACCTGGCGTGGTACGCAAAAGTCCCTCCCTTGCCCATACGTCATAGGGCGCGCGGTCTGTTTTGGACCGCGCTTCCAATGTCTTTTGTGGGGTCCAGAAGAAGGGAAAGATATCCCAGACACCATCATCAGCCTCACCAGCGATAACCAGCGCCGTTAAGTCGTTCCTGGCTGACAGATCCAGCCCGGCATACCATTTCCTCGGTGTGTTAACCGGCGCTCCGCCGCACAACTCCCACACGCTGCGTGAGATGAACGGCGATACGGTAGACACTCGCTGATTAAGGTTGAGGTTGCGGAAAGTGTTCTCAAAGCTTGGCATTCGGCCTGCCATTTCAGCCTGGCGCGCCATGTCTTTTTCAGATCTGAACGTTCCCAGCGCCGGGTTCGCAGCAAACCAGGATTCTCGCTTACTGATATCAGCGTCTTTTGGCGCTTCGTAAACGTGGCAGACAATGTGCGGATCTTTCGATTTGACCGCATCATCAATCCAGATGCTCAACAGGTCGGCATCGTTCGCCGCCTGGGTGCTGATAACGATAAGAAGCGGATTCTCATGCGCACCCTGGGCTGTAGTAATCGCGTCGATAAAATCATCCTGTGGCCCCCTTACCTGTCCGGTTTCGTCCAGAATCGCCAGAATCGGGGAAAGTCCGTGTGTGGTTTTACCCTCAGCAGATAGCGCCTTGTATTCGACGTTACACGGCAACCCTATTAGCTTCTTGCCGCTGGGAATTATATGCACTAACACCTGCAGGTCCGGGTTCAGGTTCACCATCTTCACCGCGAGGTTGAAAACGATGGATGCCTGTTCGCGGCTAAGCGCACCGCTCACGATCTGGGTGTTCTGTACCGCTTCTGGTCCCACCAGATGCGCCAGCAGGATGCCGGCTATCAGTCCTGTCTTCCCATTTTTGCGCGCGATGCTAAGTATCGCTTTATCGGTACCGACTGGATTGTCGTAAACCGCCAGGATGAATTCTTTCTGGAAGGGGTCAAGCTGCATGGGCTTACCGAGAAGCTTGCCTTCCGGCACGATGCAATAGCGCTCAATGAACGCTATTACACGCTCACCTCGCGTCATAGTCTTTTATCCGTGTTTGGGAAAGGCGATCAGGTTATCTTCCTGGCTCTGATGCTCGTTTTTGGTATTTCGTGCATCACGATCATTCTGATTGCGTTTCTTCTGGTCGCGGCTTTCGCCGTTAGTTGCGTGGGAATGGATCTGCAGGTCACGGCGCTGAGCCAGGATGGTTCGCTGCAAATCAGGAATTTGTTTGCGGAGGTTTTTAATCAGCGCCTCATTCCTCGCTTCACCGCGCGCGCGTTCTTCTTTACGCAAATCTCTGCGTAAGACGGTGATATAGAGCTGGTTATTTGCCAGTTCTACAGCGGCCAGAAGGTCGGCTGGCGTCCAGCTGTCCAGAGCTTTCGATCTGATATTGTCATGCCAGAATGGTTCGGCTTTTTTTTCCAAACCTGCATGGGACGGAGGATCGATGGTGTCCACTGCTGCATTTTTCATGGCCTGAACCGCTGCCGCCGAACTGTCGGAACGGGTTCGTTTATCTGCCATATGTCAACACCTTAAAACTAAAAAAATCGGGTTAGCGTTAAAATCAAACTTTGGCGGCGGTCATTTGGGGCAAAGGTTTTGAAGATTTGATCCCCCCCCTGCCATGATGCGATTCATTCTCATTTGATATCGTTGCATTTGAAATGATTTCACATGATAGGTAATCGACTTGCCGCCGCCGCGCTATGCCGAATGTTTGTCTACCTGTTCGAGTTTCTGATCGCCTTTCCGATGCCCGGAGACAACATGACCTGAAATGGTCACCGTCGGCATCTCCTGCCCTACAGCGTGCGAGAACTGAATGGATGTCACGTCCTTCATCTCCACGCCATCAATCACCAGGCGAACGAATTTTCCATTGCGGTATTCAATGCTGAGGTCTTTCATTACGTGCTCCAGTGAGACGCAGGATCGAGCGGGTAGCCATTGGCATCACAGCCTATTACCGCGCCGCTCTTCTCCATCCTCTGTTTCGTTGAGTCATGATGCGCTTTACACAGTGGCTGCCAGTTCTCTTTACTCCAGAACAGGAGCTGTGCTTTCGATATGGCCAGCGGGTTACCTGACTTAAGCGCATCTTTGAGTTTGTGGGGCTCGATATGGTCAACCACCGTTGCTGGGGTAATCCGCCCCTGCTGCTCGCACATCACACATAGTGGGTGCTGCTGCAGGAAACGCAGACGGGCCTTATCCCATCGGCTGCCATATACGCGGGGCTCTTTGTTCATGACAGTCTCCATGCGTAACGGTGCTCAAAGTGAGGAAGGATGGGATAAACAACAGCTTATGCCAGCCTCCATGCGCGGCGGCGTTCTGTCCTCGGCTCGTTGTCAGGGTGACGCTCAACCGTCTGGAGGTCAGCGTGATCCACCAGCGAGTAACACGGATAAATCACCCGACCACCGAATGCCTCACCGACAGCGTAATCAGCTGCCAGCGTTTTGTTCCATGTACTGAGCATGCGCGCCAAACTTCCCCGAGGAGGGCTATAACATACGCCGTGAATCAGTTTGCTTAATACGATGTGGTCACCACAGACGCGATCCGCATCCACCAGCATTCCGGCAATCTCTTTCTGATACTGCGGCGGTCGGCCGGTACCGAGATAAAAGCTCAGCATGTCGTCAGGGAAGCGCACCAGCCATTCAGTTACCTTATCGGTGAAGCCCTGCACAGGAAGCGCGTCTTCTTCCAACACCACTACCCGGCAAGGTTGCTCAGCAGCCCATTCGATAGCGCGACGATGATTCCAGTTCGCGCCGCGGTTACCGTCATCAATAAGCAGATGAGCATCCAGCAGCGAGGCAAGTCGTTGCGCATGACCTATGCGCGAGTGATGGCCAACCACAACAAACTTCACTTGTGTTTCCACCATGCGGCCTCCTTACCAAATCCGTCAGTTTTGAAGATGGTGTGAACCTTAGGGCCTGTGACGATTCGATCACCGAATGACTTTGCAGCCATACCGAACGCGCCCATATCCACCAGCGTTGCGGGTGCTGTCTCCATCTTCCAGAAGCGATGGCTCTCTATCCGGTAGTAAAGGCGGATGATCCGGTGTGCAAACTCCATGACGTCCTCACGGCTGCCACCAAGCAGACCAGCATTCAGCAAAGGTTCGTCGCGGTGCCGCTCCAGAAATTGTCGGTATGCACTGCCGTGGTGATTGACCCTCATCCATTCGTCGGCATACGTCTTATGCTCTGAGCCCACGTAAATTTTACCCGGCTCCATTTCTGCCCATGGCTCTCGCAACATTTCGACGTCAGTACCGTCCGTACACCAAACAAGATGATACTCAGGATGCGCACGCAGAAACTGATAGATGTGTAGCCAGCGAGCAAAGTAAGGGCTCATGTTCACCAGCGGAACTTCAAACAGGCCGGCACCAGTCGGCGACTCTTTTAATTCGTCAGCCAGGACAATCGGCAGCGCGCCGGATATTGAGTCTGCCCAAGCCTGCAGAGCCTGCGGGTCGGGTTTCATCTTCCCGGCGCGCTGTGGGTCTGGCTGGTTCGTGAGCAGCGTCGTAATCACCAGGTTCGGATTGGTACCGTATGACGCGAATCCGGTATAACCACTATCGCGTCTGGCGTTGAATATCCCAACGTTGCGTTTCACCAGTGCTTCACGGTCAGGCCGGGGAATTGAGCGCGTGCCCTCTTCGTGCTCATCCATTGAGTGAATCAGCTTTTCAGAGCCGACCACATCAGCGAACGCCCAGGTCGATAACCCGGCATTGTGAATGCGTAGCGCCAGATCGGGATGCTCGTACATGCCGCGACCGTATACAGGATCGAATCCGCCAACCTTCTCGATGGCGCTGCGGTGGTAATACAGCATCACGCCGCGCTGCCCGGTATACGCCACATGCTGATCGTCACGGTAAAGCACCGAAAGGTCATTCAACTTGTTGCGGCCAGCCAGATCGAGAAACTGGTAAGCCAGATGTGGCTCGGGTGATTTGATGTAGGGAAGATGCCAGTTATCAGCGATGGCATACGCATCGTCATCCCACAAAAATAAATGTTCGCATCCTGAGTCCATAAGGCATTCAAGGCTGGCATTTTTCGATGCAACAATCCCAAGTGACTTATCGTGCCGGATTAACTTGCACCAATCCGGTACTTTTGCTGGAGGGCTGGACCCGTCATCGATGACGAATACCACAGCGCCGGTAGGTAAATGTTTACGATGTTGCTCAAGTGAATTTACGAGTACCTGCGGCCTGTTATGCGTAGTTATCGCGATCCCGATTTTATTGTGAGAAACGCTATCGGCGCGGACATAAGGAACCCCATCAACAATGACGTCCATTATTTGCCCTCAAATTCGCAACGTGCTTTTTCAACCGCAGCCGTTGCTTCTGATAATGTTTCAAATTCCTTTTGGAAAATGATATCGCCATTCCTTGTCAGTCTTGCCCTGTAGTTTCCGCTTTCCCTGATTGAGACACCCATCACACCAGTCGAGCTCAAAGGCTTTATTCGGTTCCAAACATTTACTGTGTGCGTTACTACTCTTAGGTGTTTTGGGTTGACACACTTTCGGTTATGGCAGACGTGATCAAGTTCAAATCCATCAGGAACATTCTTAACCAGTAGTTCATAACTGGCTTTGTGGGCCAGGGTCATAACCCCTTTGTGTTTGAACATTCCATAACCGTCTTGATTTATGTATGCAAGCCAATTCCAGCATCCGGTTGAATCATCAACCATATACTTGCTTCTCAGTCTATCGAGTGGTGATTTTGCTTCGAGGGATCCCGTTTTATAGAGCCGCAGATAATGCATCTGGCACATGCCTTTGCAATGCGCTGGCCGTTCACATGAATTAACGGAACAGGTTTTCCCTGCATTTCTAACAAGTCCGCTCATCGGAATTACCTTTTAGTGATGAACCTTGTCGCACAGGAGATCCGGCCCTCAGAAGGCTCCGACACCAGCCGGTTCCTCAAGGGTCATCCTGAAAAGTTCTGAGTAGAATGTGCGCGTGCGATGCGCATTAAAAAGCCCCGCTATTGCGAGGCTCTGTTTTCTTTCTGGCAGTTCGCCTGCCACGCTTTGTTATGCGCCAGGATGTCTTTCTTAGTCTGGCGGTCCATAACGTCGATGTCATGATCGGTCAGGTAGATTGGTTTTACCCAGTCACAGGCGGTATCAACCACCACCGGGACGCTTCCACGTGTCACGCAGCTCGCGATCAACATCGTCATCAGGCATGTGGTTAACAGTCTGCTGTACATTGCTGGCCTCTTTCGTTACTTCTACCCGGCGTTCGGCTACTGCTTCAGTGGCTGCAGCCTTTTCTTCGGTGCGCTGCTGGTCGGCTTTCACTTCAGCTTTGCTGGTGCCGCGAATATGGCCCAAGCCAAACGCGGCGGCGATAACAGCAAATACAGCGACAACTAGCCCGGTAATCATCTCAAGCGTCATATAACCACCCGCTCCTTCACCCAGCCATATACAAACGTCTCGTTCGCGCTGCGCTGTTCTGCCAGTTCGAGATAACGCTGACCCTGGCTGCAATTCAGGGCCCGGAGCATAACCAGTTCGCCCTCTTTTCCTCGCCGGGAAAGATAGCTTTTTAACGCGCTGATAGTTCGCGGACCGATAAAACCATCTGCAATCAGATCGGGATAAAGCGTGCCCTGAATGTTGAACACGTTCAGCCAGCGCTGGAACCATTTGGTCTGAACTGATGGGCCCATGTTAACGCCGGTATCGCACAATTCGGCGGCGATGGCTGGTGATACCTCAGAAACAAGGTCGAAGCGTGGCCCTGCCCAGTAGTCAGCCGTCAGGATATCCAGCGCCTGCTGGCGGGTAAGGTTACGCATATCACCGCTGTAACCGTGGGCACGTGCTACCGCTTGCGTGATTCCCCAGTTTGTTGGGCCACCTTTATCGTCGGGGTGATTAACGTAACCGCCCTCTTTGCCAAGAATGGCGTCAAAAATTTCGTCTTTTGTCATTAGTGCCTCAGAAGATCAACCAGACGTGCCAGATTTCCCCGGACCTTCATAACAGCTGCGCATATCAGGAGGTTTGCCACTACCACCAGCCAACTGGAGTCACGATAGAGGCCGAAGATGAATTGCCATGGGATTACTGCGTAAACCAGGATGGTTATATACGCCAGGATTGAGATAAAAGGACGGTGCCGGGCACCATGGCGCTGGTAGAACATCAGAACGACGACGATCACCGAGCAGATAAACGCGTTAAAGACAGCTGACGGGTCAATTACCATTTCCCCCTCCTCCGCGTAACCGTGAGAAAAAACCGAACAGGGTGTTCAGGTCCTGGTTATTAAGAAAAGTTAGGATTTTTATACACAGTGCAGACAAAATCACTGCACCGAGTGCATCCAGTGGTTTTTCATAACTCGAGGCAGCATTTAGCCATGAACCAACAAACCCGGCGCCAAGCACTCCAACAATGAATGATGTAAGGAAATATGCAGCCAGGCGAGCACGCGTAAGGTTTGCAGCTGTCGCGACGTAAAACACCGCACCACCAAACGCTCCAAACACCACGCCGAAATCTGTATGAGTAAAGACACCATACAGGACTGAACCCAGCAGGCCTCCGCCGAGAACTGCACCAGTGCCGGTTAATGGATCGGACATTACGCCCCCTCTGTAATTGCTATGAATCCTCTCAGTAAGTTTGAGGGGAAATAATAAAAGCCCGCTGTTGATGGCGGGCTAATGAGTTGACTATTTGTAAGGTAGGTGTGAGTAAGACTTATGCTCAGAGGTGAAGCTGTATCGGCTGATTCACTATCGGTCCAGGAGAACCACCGGGCATTCAGTTACTTCCCACAACTCAAAGCGTAGCAGCAGTTTGCAAAACCATAAAAAAAGGCCTGCGTTTTATGGCAGGCTCTCAAGGAATTTGGTGCTTTTATTGTTGTTATCATGGTGCCGGGTGCCTCCCGGTGACCTTACTCCATGCCAGTAAAGTCGCGCGCATACCTGCAGGCAGCAGTTGACTGGAACGCCCTTTCGCTTAGAAAGGATTCACCACAATAATAAGTTACGACTAATCCATTCTAGCGGTCAATACATCATCGCCATGAGTCCTCTCAGAACGAGGGGAAACAAAAAAGGCCACCCGGAGGCAGCCTTAGAAAAGCAAAAACCCCGCCGAGGCAGGGTTTCAATGATTAATTTCGTTTGGACGGTATCTTCCACAATTAGAAGCATACAGGACAGTTTTATGCAAAGTCAACACTAACGTGCAAAAAAGTGTCGCCATTTGTTCCGATCATATTAATAAGTTGTTGCCTTCTCAAATTCTACTGCCGCGTGACGCTCCCCCTGCCGCAGGGTGTCCACCAGCATTTCATAAAAGGGTTTCCAGTTGCGTGACCATGAGGACTGATGAAGGTCCGGGAGACGCTTCAGAATGGCACGGTGTACCGTCGCCGAGGAGATAGCAGAGAAGCCATTACCAGAGCAACGTTCACACGTTTTGAAAACCGGTGCGCCGCGGTCTTTAGTCGCTTTGCGGTCTAGAACCTCGCCTTTACCGCCGCAACGACAACGGGCGCTGATCGTTCCCATGCCATCGCAAGCATCACAGACCGCCGGTACAACCTCTGTTACCTCCGTCCACTGCTCCCAGTCAGACGGTCGAACAGCACGAGAGCGGCAGGCCCAGTATGGAGCTTTACCCCATGGGTACGAAACCTTGCGGGTAATCTGCTCGCTGGTTGTTCGTCCGGTACCGCTGCAGCTGTGACACGTCACGCTGGTAGCCGCAGAACGTGAGTAATCAGCAAAGGCAAATTGTGCCAACATCTGCATACACCATCCGAACTGCCCACCAGCTGCTTTGCGAACATTCTTCGGTGCGACATCCATCGCATATCGCGCCAGCGCCTGAACTGCGAGCTGTTCATCTGTTTTGCTGATTCCCGCTTTACCGAAGAACGCCGCCAGGCCGAAGCGCGCACGGCTGCTGGTGGTACCAATCGCCGCCATTACGTCTGTTCCTGTAAGGCGGTCCGGAGAAGTTCCCTTCACGTCGTCGCTGATCTGCATTCCCTGAGGGCTAAAGTGTTTTAGTGATGCTTCAAGTTCCATATCTCAAACCCTCGTTACGTTGCTGGCTTCCCACTCGAGATCAAGCTCGCTTTGCGGCTTACCGACCAGGTAGTTAAATGGTTTTTTCTCGCCTTCCAGGAACTGGTGAGAGCGAGAGTCGAAATTAGCTCCGATGTCACCGATCCACCCTTCGCCTTCTCGTTGCTTCAACAAACGAATCATTGAGGCGGGGAGATTGATCGCGGCCTGTTCGTCTTTGTCGAGGCTCTCATAACCCATACGATCCGCTTTTCTCTGCGCCAGCTCACGGGGAATGTTGCGCCAGACGGCCATAACGTTGTCGGGCATGTCGGTTAAGGCGCCAGTGCCTTTTACGTCCATCTTTCCGGTTGGAGCGGAGTCGTTTGTTTTTCTGGCGTGGGTAACCAGCAGGACGTGACAGTTATGCTCGTTCTTGAAGTCGCACAGCGTATCGATGAAGTCCTTCTGACCTGTGTAGTCTTCTTCGTCTAAGCCACATTTAGCCAGGTTATCTATGACGAACAGCTCAATGCCATAGCGGCGCCGGGCATAGGCAAAAATCTCAAGAAGCCGGTCTGCTTTGGCCGTTCCGGTAAGTTTGAATACCCAAAGGCGGTCAGAAAACCATTCGTTGGTCATAATGATTTCTTCACGTTTCGGTGAGGAAGTGCAGATGGTTTGCCGCGTGAGTCGGGCAAGCATTTTGCCTGGTTTAAGCTCCAGAGAAGCAATACACGTCCTGACGCCCTGACTCATCGCATCAATCGCGATATGTCCAACGAGCTCTGTTTTTCCATGTCCATTCACCCCATTGACGAGGGTCAGTTCACCGGCACGGAACTTAAAGTTGTTGTTCAGCGAAGCCCATGGGCTTGTAAACAGACCGGTATCCCGATGTTCGAATGCCTCGATAGTTTCCTGAAGCAAGTCCCCTGCTGAGCAAAGCTCATCGGGATCGAAGAATTTGGCGCGCTCCATGTATTCCAGAATGGAGTCGCTGTCCATGCCGTTCATCAGGCAATCGTTGATATCTTTGTGGGGAAGTTCAACCATGCGGCAACGATGTTCCCCAAGACGTCTGGCGATTTCTTTTGCAGCTTCACGGCCTACATCGTCGTTGTCCAGGCACAGCCAAATTTCCTGGAAGCGATCGAGGTTATGGTATTCATATTCAATCCACTGCTGTTTGGCACCCTTACCGCCGCCAAAGGGAACAGACAGGGCATCATAGCCAAGCTGCGTGAAGGTCATGCAGTCAATCTCCCCCTCGCACAGCACTACCAGGCGGGTATTTTTATCCAGCGCCTGCCAGCCAAACAGGCATGGTTCACAATCAGCTTCAGCCATAATTAGCTTTTTGCCGTTTGGCCGTTCGGTACCGATACGTTTTACCTGAAGCAGTTCGCCGTTCCGGATATACGGAAATGCCACGGCAGGCACCTCTCGGTTTTCGTCGTGGTACCAGACCACCGCATCTGTCACTTTAAAACGATCGGCCGTTTCACGGGTAATGCCACGTGAAGCAAGATAGTCGTAGCATTTGCTGGCCGATTTAACGCCCTTCTTCGTCGGGCGAGAGAACGTTTTTTTCTTCGCTTCGAAGTGGTGATCGTCATCTTTCAGGCCAAGAAACTCTTTCGCCTCTCGCATTGCATCGTGCAGTTGGCAATTACGCACCAGCACCCAGAGATCCAGCAGGTCACCACTGTCTCCGCTGGCAAAGTCAGCCCATGATTTTTTACCGCCGATATTGACCTTGAGGCTTTTGCCTGAGTCACCGTTCGTATTGCCAGCACACCACTCCTTCCCCTCCAGATGTCCTTTCGGAAGGAGAAACTTAGCGACGCGTTCAGCGTTATCCCATAGTTTTTCTGATAGTTCAGCTGGGCTCATAACTCACAAACTCCGTAAATCGAATTTAACAAAAAACCATCTCACAAATCCCTCGCACAGAACGCCGTGGTTATATCCGGCCACCAGCAAACGCTTGAGGAGTATTTTCATGGGCGATACCCGCCACGGTTCATGCGATCGATCGCTGACTGATTGATAAACACTTCGGCAGAGCCGTCATCAGACTTTGCGTACCACTCGTAGCGGGACTGGTCTTGTCGGGTAGGGACTTTGTTTTCCTGGGTCTCTACCAGCCACGGTTCATCGAAATGTTTATCCGGCCCGAAGAACGTCGCCGCTTGCTTAACGAACGAAGTACCGATCTTTCCATCAGAGGCCATGAAAGCTGCGTAGCGCTTAACCCCTTCCAGCATCGTCTCTGGTTTTACTCCCTGTTTAATACGTGCGTTCCAGGCTTTGAATGCGCTTAGCTTGTTATTTCCACCGCTACGTTTTGGGTATGCCTGCCAGGCTTCTTCGAATGCAGGAGAATAATCAGTTGAAGATTTCACTTTCGGTGTGTCGGCTTCAGCCGATGCACCAAGAGATTTATTCTCTGTATTAATCTTCTGTGTAGTCTCCTGGTAATCTACTGTATGAATGGATGCGGAATTTCCACATGACTGCTCGTTAGTTTTCCCCATACCTGCATGCTGGTTTTCCGCATCACTGTTTGCGGAAATTCCGCATCCTTGCTTGTTAGTTTTCCCCATACCTGTATGCTGGTTTTCACCGAGTAGAAGTTCTTCCAAGCGCTCCTGGTTTACTCTGAAATATAATTTTGCTGGGATGCCACGTTTTGCTTCTTCCAGTACGCCACAGGAAACCAGCTTTTTACGCGCTCCCTCTTGTTCGTAACGCGTTAATCCAGTCTCTTCTTCGAGATCTGCCTGGGTTTTGTAGAACCAATTCCCTTCCATGCGGTTCTGCCAATAGACAATCTGTGACAATAGCAATGCACCTGTAATACCCACGCCAAGGCGAACGAAGGACCGTTGAAAGGCTATTGGACGATCAACGAGCTGTAAGAAATTGCTCACTCCCCAACCCTCCTGAAATAATTTTGAAACTTCCAGACTGGCTGCATGCATTCATGCGGATAATTCTGTCTGGTGAAGTACACCTGCTGCTTATCCCGATTCCAGCCGGTGACATGCACAATCACACCGCGCGGATCGCGATAATCGATATCCAATGGCTCAATTTGGTTTTCGGTAGTGATTGAGTGCGACATGTCACACCTCAGAACCGCTCTTGAAAACCAACTGTTCTTTTGTAATAACTGGCTTATTCACGAATGACTTTGATGCGCTCTCGATCGCCAATGCCAGTCTGGGGGAAGCATTGCGATGACCATAAGCAATGAGATTCAGGTATCCCGGAGATGTGCCTGATTTTTTAGCAAGATCTGCCCACTGCTCTTTTGTTGAGCACTTACGCCAAGCAAGTAATTGGTTGTTCATTACGGTCTCCTGTTGCAATGAATCAACTTTAGCTTTTTGCTAAATTAAATGCAATAATCATTTAGCAGTTTGTGTATTTACCACATTGCTAAATAATGAGATTATTTTGACATGGACATAAAAAGCATACGCAAATCAAACCTTGAGCAGCTCATTGTTGAGTTCCTGAAGCGCGACAGACATACGACAAAAGCAGCTTTCGCAGAATTGTGCGGGATAAGCCCTGCCCAGTTGAGCCAGTTGCTTGGGGGCAATAGCCATCGAAACATAGGGGACAAAATGGCCAGAAAGATTGAACAGGCCTTGGATCGTCCGTTTGGGTGGCTGGATAGTCCACACAATGCTCCTGGCAGTATTAAAAGCGAGTTGGAGTATGTCGGATCAGTCCGTCCGGGAGCTGTACCAGTTGTAGGGGAAGCGATTCTTGGGATTGACGGAATGATCGATATGCTAGAGATCCATGCTGGATGGCTACAAATATACAGCGCGGATAGGGATGCCTATGGGCTGAAAGTGAAGGGAGACAGCATGTGGCCACGCATACAGTCTGGAGAATATGTCGTCATAGAGCCAAACACCCAAGTTCATACAGGTGATGAGGTTTTTGTGCGAACAAAAGATGGGCATAACATGATAAAAATCATGAGTAAAACTCGCGATGGCGATTATCAATTCTCAAGTGTAAACAGTGATCACAGGCCCATCACCTTAAGTCCTGATAGCATCGAGAAAATGCATTTTGTTTCAGCTATTGTTAAGCATACGCGTTATGTTGACAATGATGAAATGCCCGCCCTGTAAACCCCATCTTTATCCCCCTCCAACCGACCTGATGGTCGGTTTTTTTATGCCCACCGAAGAATAATAATAAATAATTATATTATTTATCAAATACATAAAAGAAAAAGTAAATAATTTAGCATTTATCATTTGCATGGCTTTTACCATTTTGCTAAATTCACTTCATCAGCAGACAACGGAGCCTATGAAATGAATGTAGAGCAAATGCTTTCCGAGAACGGAACTGTCCACAAAATTGCGATGGATATTGATCGTGTAATCAATGCGCTTGAGTACGCAGAATCAGATCCAGATGTTGCATATAAACCAGCGGCACTCATTAAAATTTGTATCAATCAGTTAAGGGATAATCTTTCTGTTCTAAACCATGAACTTGGTTATGATTGGCCGGAGAATAAATAAATGAAAACTCCATTAGACATGCTTCATGATATCGTCGCTCAGATTTCCGAAGGCAATACTCTTCTGGAAATGATTTATAGAAACACCGAAGAAATGAACGAGGAAACTGATTGCGGCTTAGCCTGCCTCATTCGCTCTTTCGATAAAACCCGTGAAACAGCTTACGCATACATCGAAGAGTTAGCAAATACTGCAAAGACAGTTAACCCCCCCCCCATCGGGAATAGAGATGATATTGCCGATGATATTTTTTATGCCACAGTCAGCGCTGCAAAACTCAGGGAACTGGCTCACGTATATAACGAATCATATTTTTCAGGAAAAGACAGTGATGACGCTGATTGCCTGATGGCATCACTTATTTTCGATAATACCATTAAGGTACATGAATTACTGAAAAGCATCGAAATAAAATTAAATTAATTAATAGGTAGTTTAAATCACACCATCCCTGGTGGGGATACGTGCAACCAAATTTCAGAGGAGATTGAAATGAACCAATCTGAAATAGCTAGTCTTCTTGAATCAAAAGTTTCGCGGCGTAGGCATTTAAAAAGCCTGGAGTATGGTGTTGGTCATTATGACGTAGAATTCCCCAGCACTATTATCATCGACGGAATAATGTGCCACCACAGCGCTCACCGTCGTTGGAGCGGCATGTTATCTCGCTGCTACAAACCGCACACAGAACAGTTAGAGCACAGTTACGCCGGATGTACTGTTGCCGATGAGTGGCTGCGATTCTCAAACTTTCTGGCGTTCTGGAAAGAAAACTATCGCGATGGATATGTGCTAGATAAGGACCTGCTACACCCTGGTAACAAGATATATGGTCCTGAATACTGCGTATTTGTTCCCCCAGCACTTAACTTATTTACAGGTGATCGCGCCCGTTTACGAGGGAAATACCCACAGGGTGTTATCTGGCATAAACAGTCCGCTAAGTTTCGGGCACGAATCAACGTAAACGGAAAGATTTCACACCTTGGGCTTTTCAACACCACACAGGAAGCCCACTTAGCCTGGCACACAGCCAAGATGCAACAGGCTAAGGACTGGAAGCCCACATGTGATGAGATTCACCCACTACTACATGCAGGCCTGATGAAAAAAATAGCGGGAATGCAACAGCGATTTACTCAACCACGTTAACCAACTTTTAAATGGGTAAGTAAATGTTAATCGATAAAGCGGCATACAAAACAGCACGGCTTTTCTTCGCGACCTATGGTGAGGAATACCGCCATATCTCTAACCTTTTCATGCGCAAAGCTTACGGGGTCTGAATATGCTCAGTAAAGACAGCTCTCTAGAAACCGCAAAAAACACAGCAGATAACCTGTATCAATTAATGGAATTAATTAACTCCAATATTATTGATATGGATATCGAGCAGATAATTTCTCTGTCTGGCCTCTGCCTCGATTTATCGGCTCAGGTTTCTATGTGGATGGATTCGGAGTTTGAACGCCGTGAAAAACAACGTAATTGAAACATATCGCCGACGAACTTTAAAAGCAGCGTTATTACGCCACCAGCGTAAAACAGGCAGTAACTGCATTGTTATAAAGCTTAATAAAGGCGGAATTAACACGGTCGAGTTAACAGAGATTCTTCTCGATGGATTATTACGAAAATTCGAAAGGCTCGCGATCAGTGAGTACGGGAATGTCGAAGGCGTAAAAGCTATCAAGGGAATTTACAGCAGCGCTGTTGATGTTAATGGCAGCGGTGAATTCCTTACTGATAGCGGGAAGGAGTTAATCGACGAGCTCATTTCTGAGCTGGTCGAGTTCGTCAAAAAACAAAAAGTGGAGGCTCCGAAAACGGAGGGTCATGAAATGGGGGGATCTGATGGCACTTACAGCGATACGAATTCCTGAGTGGGTTCACCTCAAAGCGGTACACGTTTTAAGCCAGTTCAGGGCAAGGCGCATTCACCCCTGCCGAATGCACGGCTCCGGGAATTTGAGCCTCAAAGTTAACCATCGCTGGCGGCTACTCTCCCGCGATGGCGGCAAGAACTGGGAAGTAATGATCCATGAAACCTATAACCGGGAGAAAGACAGATGACTGACTTTGAAAAAGATAACGTGAAGCAGCTTGTTGCTCGCCTGAAGGAAATCCAGAAGCAATCCGACGTAACGATTCCTGGTTGGATGCTTGACGAAAACCGCTATGGCAAGGGCTCCCTTACTTTAGAAGAGCAGCATGAGTGGGCTCAAACCGTCGTCCAGTCCATGCGCGGTACGGTCGCCCTTCTTTATCTCATCAGCTGCGAAAACCGCTGGGGACTCCGTGACGGGCAATACCAGTTTAAAACCGAGGAGTTTACCTTCGGCTTAACCCGGGAACTTATTGAAAATCTGCTGATTAAGCATGTGGAGTGCGCACTGATCGAGCACAAGCCTGAGGAACGCTATCTGGCGGTTTACCAGTTCTACTACGCCAACGATCAGCGCCTGAAAGAAGTCGGTCATTCGTGGTTCGCAGAGTTTCTCGACGAGATTTTTGTAGATCTCGCTGCCCAGCTGCGCACCGGTAAAACAATGCCAGCCAATCACGTTTTGCATTAAGGAGCAATGAAGATGGCAATGAAAGCAGAATTAGCACCAGTAGCGGCCCGTGACCTGCAGATCATCGAGTATCGCGGTCAGCGAGTTGTGACCACTGAACAGCTGGCGGCAGGATATGGCGCAACCGAGCAGATGATCACCAACAACTTCAACCGCAACAAATCCCGGTTCGTTGAAGGTAAACATTACTTCAAGCTTTCTGGCGGAGATGTTGAAATTTTGCGCAACTCTTTCAGCGGACTGCAAATCTCAAGCAAAGCTCGCACCCTGACTCTTTGGACTGAACGCGGTGCAGCTAACCACGCCAAAATTCTCGAGACAGATCAGTCCTGGGAATTCTACGACGATATGGCTGAGTTTTATTTCACCCGCCGCGCCTCTATTGCAACGCCGGCAACACCGCTGACACTTAGCCGAAAAGAACTTGCCTTGATGGTAATTGAAGCCGAAGAACGCGCCGAAGCCGCTGCACTCGAAACCAGGACCCTCAGCGCCACTGTTGAAAGCCTGGAGAAGCACTTCACCAAAGGCATGACGATCCCAGCATTCAGCAAGGCGCTGAACGGCGTCAACATCAACAAAATGATGTGGTGGGCGTCCGAGCGTGGCTGGGTGTTTAACGAGCAACGCGACCCAGAGAAAGATCCGCGCTGGCGCGTCGCCTCATATGCCCGCGACAAATATCTGACGGAAGACCAGACGCAGATCACCCCGCACGGCAAGGATGCTTTCACGAAGTTTACGCCAGTACTGCTGGAGAAAGGCTGTCACCGTCTGTATCAGCTGTACATGAAAGGTGAGCTGCCAATGAAAAAGACTTGGAATGGCGAGTACAGCCACGACAAAGCGATTTATTCACCGGAGGCCAAATAATGGAACTGCTTCCTTGCCCACTTTGTGGCAACGATGAAATAGATTTCGATTCTGTGCTTTATGAAGGCGAGCCAATGTTTGTAGTCCGTTGCGATTGCTGCAGTGTGAGTCTAGCTCCGCAAGCTCGTGATATGGCTGCGGCCATCTGGAACCAGCGAGCACCACGGCCGAAAGAAGCGACAGATTCATACCAAATTCTTGAGCACCCATCAGTGGGGCGATTTCAGATCATTAAGCCGGAGGGCTTCTGAAGTGAATAATGATATCTGGAATCCGGCTGGCTCTATTGAGCTGGCCCACCGGCAGGCTCTGACATGTGTATGTGATGCCTACTTGTTTCATTTGGTCAGCCTGCACCGTCGCCCTGTATATCGCCACCAGTACGGTGATATTTCGCTTAATCAGACAGCATTACAGGGATTCATCGACTCGTACCTCGCTGATAAGGGATGGAGTATGGAGCGTCGCCGTGCACATTACATCAACATTCTCGATCTCATCCGCTATATGGGTCGAAAAAACTCGGATTTCATCGACTGGGGCACGGTGCCAACGCTAACCCCTCGTGGAATTCGCTGGTTGAACGCCTGTTTCTCAAGACTGGGGGATATGGTGAACAGTTATGGCGGATGGGAAGGTTACATCACTGCTACTAAGAAAGGTGCGGGCCAATGAAAAAAGTATCTGAGCTGGTGATGTTTACTCTTTTCTTCTCCAGCCTTACGGGGATTGGGTTAACAGCGGGGTTCTACTGTTTTATCGGAGTATGCAAGCTGCTTTGGAGGATTGTTGGATGAAAGCTGAATCCATTGATGTTAACCAACTGGTCACAATAAACGACCACCTGCAGGCGCTGGTCACGGCTGAAGATGTCATTGCCAGTATCAATTCGCAGCTTGAAACCGTTATCGACAACGACTACGGCTGGCGGCACCGGGCAAATGTAGCGCGGGTTAAGTGGCAGAACACACGGAAACGTATCACTGCCCGCCTGGCCGTATTGCGTCAATTGGAGCGAGAGAGAAATATTGAGCGTCAAAAATCGCGGGATGAATTGCTCATCAGGGCCCTGAGGAATGAGGTATCAGCTGAAATTTTCCGCCGCTGCTGTGAGTCCGTAGAAAGGGAAATGGAGGTGTGCAGTGAGTGAGTCGAATTTGTTCGAGCTTGTTCAATTGATTAAATCCGCTGCCGGCGATCCCTCTGCAATGACCGATGCTATCTGGGAAGCTGGTTATCGCCAGCCTGAGAGAACAGAGGAGGAGGCCGCCAAAATAACGATCGACACCTTCTTCTACTGCATGGCCTTCGACATGCCCACGGAATTCTGGCCACGCGATTACGAGAGCGTTCTCAAGAATGAACTGATGAAAGCTGTTGGTGGTGAGGATGGAGAGCTGGCCTACGCCACCGCCAGCGAAATTGCCAAAAGCGTTATCAATGCTGGATTCAGCAAGGAGGCCGCCAATGGATGAAATGGTCAATTTGAATAATGTGTGGTTCCACTGCCGTGATCTGATTGTGATGTGAGGTGGGTATGAGCGATGTTGTTCTTTTGGTACCGAATGACTGGGTTAGCGAAAAGGTTCTGATTGCGGTTACCGGGCTCAAGCCCGGAACCATCACCCGCGCCAGAAAAGAATCCTGGATGCTGGGCCGCGAGTACCTGCACATTTCACCAGATGGTAATCCCAAGCCTTCGAGCGAATGCATGTACAACAGGAAAGCCGTTGATCAGTGGATCGAGGCGCAGAAAAAAAATCAACCAGGTGCGAAGACAGCATGAAAAGCAGTACACTCGTCCACGCTCCTGGACGTCAGGAGGGATCAATGGCTAATGCATCATACCCGACAGGCGTCGAAAACCACGGCGGTTCGCTCCGCATCTGGTTTCTTTATAAAGGTAAACGTGTCAGGGAAAACCTCGGTGTCCCTGACACTGCAAAAAATCGCAAGATAGCTGGTGAGCTGCGTTCTTCGGTTTGTTTTGCGATAAGGATGGGAAATTTTAACTATGCAGAAAAATTCCCAAACTCACCGAACCTTGCCCGGTTCGGTCAGGATAGAAAGGAAATTACTGTGCTGGAGCTTACCGAAAGATGGTCAGAGCTGAAGAGAATGGAGATCAGCTCTAACACCATGAGTAGGTACGAATCCATCATAAAAAACATGCTTCCGCACATCGGCGAAAATAAAATGGTTTCTGCGGTTACCACTGAAGATTTGCTGTATGTCAGGAAGGAGTTGCTGACGGGCTTCCATGTAATGAAGAAGGATCACCGGACACAGGTAAAAGGCCGGAAGTCTTCCACGGTGAATAATTACATGATGCTGATGGCCGAGATCTTCCAGTTTGGAGCTGATAACGGCTACGCAAAGGAAAACCCGTTTAGCGGAATTAACCGTCTCAGGAAGGCAAAAGACGAACCAGATCCACTCACGACAGACGAGTTCATCAGGTTCATTCAGGCATGCGGCCACCAGCAGATGCGAAATCTCTGGACCGTCGCCGTTTATACCGGAATGAGGCATGGGGAATTATGTGGTCTTGCATGGGAAGACATCGATCTCACCGCGGGAACCATTACGGTTAAGCGTAACCTTACCCAAACGTATGAGTTCACCCTGCCAAAAACCGAGGCAGGCACTGACAGGGTGATTTATCTCATACAACCAGCTATTGATGCCCTCAGGAATCAGGCCCAACTGACGCGCCTTGGCCGGCAGCATGAGGTTGAAGTGAATTTGCGTGAATATGGCCAGTCAGTCATACATCCATGCACTTTCGTTTTCAGCCCTCAATGCGTCAAGCGTGGGTCACGAAGAGGATATCATTACGCGGTTAATTCGATTAATAAAATTTGGGGCCCGATAATCAAGCGCGCCGGTATACGGTACCGCAACGCGTATCAGTCACGGCATACCTATGCGTGCTGGTCATTGTCAGCCGGGGCGAACCCAAATTTTATAGCAACTCAGATGGGGCATACCGATGCACAGATGGTTTACAAGGTGTATGGAAAGTGGATGTCAGAGAAGAGCGGCGAACAGGTTACTCTACTCAACAAGGCGCTTTCACACATTGCCCCATCGCTGCCCCAAAGCATGATAGCAGCGCAGTAG